GAGGCGGGTCCGACCGGCGCGGCTGCCAAGGGTGTTGTGACCCAGGCCGTCGGCTGAAACTTGACACTGCGGGCAATCTAAGCGGCGGGCGTGGCAGCGTGTCACGCCCGCCGTTTCTTTTGGAGAGGTGCCCATGCTGGTTCAAGTTGGCGATACAAAGGTCGAAGTGCGGTGCGAGGCGATCCTGTCCGGCCCGCGTTTCGGGCCGCTCATCAACATCTTCGGCTTCATCGAAGCGATGATGCCGCTGCACATTCGCCCGACACTTGGACAAGGGGCCTACTGGTCACAGGTCGTCACCCGGATGCTTGAAAATTTTGAGCCCACGACGGAATACATCATCACGCTCGATATGGATTCCTTCGTGTCGAAGTCTGACATCGAATGCCTCTTCGCCCTGGCGATGACGTTCCAATGCGACGCCCTCGCGCCGCTCCAGGTGAAACGCGAGGACGGTCGCCCGATGTTGACCTTGCTCGACACGCTCGACAATCCGCCCGAAGGCGGCGTCACCGAAGTACCGATCGAATGGTTCGGAAAGCCTGTGCAACAGGTAGACACCGCCCATTTTGGCTGCACGATAATCTCCACCGCTGCCCTGCGGCGCATGTCGAAGCCGTGGTTCTATGAGACGCCAGATCCCAGCGGCGGGTGGGGCGACGGGCGGCGCGACTCCGACATCGCGTTCTGGGCCAACTTCAAGGCGAGCGGCAATCGCCTCTACGTGACGCCGCGCGTGGCGATCGGTCACGGCGAGTATGTGATCACGTGGCCCGGCAAAAACTTTGGTGCCCCGGTCTACCAATACACAACCGAGTGGCAGCAAACGCGCAAGCCGCCCGAATCTGCATGGAGGGTGCCTCAAGAATGAAAATCAGAATGGCGAAGGTGTACGGTGCGTACACGAAAGGCGAGATCGTCGAACTCCCCGAGCGGCAGGCGGAATCGCTGATCGCTTGGGAGTACGCGACGCGAGTCGATGATTCGCAGCAGTCGCTCATCGAGACGGCTGCGGTGGAGCCGGTGGTCGAGACGGCGGACGTGACGCCGCGGAGGCGAAAGAAATGAACAAGCGATACCGCAGTCTTCGCCGCACGGCAGCCCCGGCGGTAGAGCCCGTGACGCTGACCGAAGCGAAAGCCCACTGCCGCGTCGATTCGACGGCAGACGATACCCTGCTCACGAATTTGATCGTCGCCGCCCGTGAGCTCGTCGAAGACTACATCGACCGCTCGCTCGTGACGCAGCGGCTCGTGATGACGCTCGACCAGTTCCCGCCCGAGATCGAACTGCCGCGCCCGCCGATGAGCGACAGCGGAACGACCACGGCGGTAACGGTCACGTACACCGTCAACCAGACGGGGCAGACCACGACGCTCTCGACCACCGAATACCGCGTGGATCGAAACTCCACGCCGGGCGTGCTGCGAAACCTGTACGGCGGCACGTGGCCCTCGAACCTCGACGATCCGAACTCAATCACCGTCACGTGGTGGGCTGGCTATGGTGCGGCGGCCGATGTGCCGCAGCGAGTGAAGTCGGCGGTGCTGATGACGATCCTCGAACTCTACGAAAAGCGCGGCGACGGGCAGATGCCCGACGGGGCGAAGCGGCTGCTCGATACCGTCTCGTGGGGATCGTACTCGTGACGCTGAACGCCAATATCTTGTTCTCGCTCGTGGCGAACGAGACCGACGCGGGCGACTACGCGAAGGATGTTCGCACGACGAAGGTGGAAGACTTTATTGAGTTCACTGATGGCACAGGGGCACGGCAAGCACAAGTCGTGTGGAGCAACAAAGGAACCGTATCGCCTTCACAGAATTTGCTACTCAATCCATTGCAAGGAATGTCGGGGCTGGCTGACGAACGAGGAAGCGTCAACCTGTCGTCTATCAAGGCTGTTTTTTTCAAGAATGCAGGAAGCGTTACGGTTGTGATTTCATTTCAAGACTTCTTATCTGGCCCTCCGTTTGGTCTTGGCGAAGTTTCACTCAAGGAAGGCGCGTCTGCTTTTTTTTACGACGTTTCTGCTGACGGTGTCGCCACCGCTGGCGGATCTCTGTATGTAAGCAATTCAAGTTCATTGAGCTCTGCCGCTTACGAAATCGTCCTCATCGGCGAGGGAACAATCACATGAGCCTCACCGCTGAAGTGCTCGCGTCGGTCGTGGCCCGCGAGACGGGCACGGGCGATCTCGTCGTGAACTCGCGATTGACGAAATACGATTTCTTCCGCGAGTTCGCCGACGGCACCGGAGCGAACCAGGCCCAGGTCGTGTATTCCGACAACCGCACGGCGGCATCGGGATCGTTTACCGTGCTCTTATCGGCGATCTCCGACACCCGTAACGGCTCGTCGGCCCTGGTGCAGTTCTCGGCAGTGAAAGTCATCATGGTGAAGAACACGCACGCGACGCACACGATCACGCTGACGGGTGCGTTCTCTGGCGTGGTCAAGCCGGGCGGCGTGTTCCTGCTTGTCGATCCCTCCGCGGCTGGAGCGTCGCCGTCGTCGCTGTTCTTCGAGACCACCACCGGGGCGACCTACGATCTCGTCGTGATCGGGGAAGGCACCGTCACATGATCGACGCCGGGCAACTCCGCGAGCGGATCACGGTAGAGCAGCCGACCGAATCGCGGAACCGGCTGGGCGAGACGACGTACACGTACTCGTCATTCGCAGAGGTGTGGGCGAGCGTCACGGGCGTGACGGCCCGGGAGTTCCTCTTGGCGAACACCCAGCAAACGGAGATCACGCATCGGATACGGATGCGGTATCTGACCGGGCTCACGAATCAGATGCGGATTTCGTGGCGTGGGCGAACGCTTCAGATCATCTCGGTGCTGGAGCGGGAGAACCGGAGTGAGCACGAACTGATCTGCTCGGAGACCGTCTGATGGCTGTCGGCGGCGTGCAGTTGAATATCAACACGGAGGAGTTGCGCGGCTTCCGCGAGAAGCTGCGGGAGTTCCTGCCGCCGCGGCAGGCATCCGAAGTCATCGGCGACGCGGTGCGGAAGGCGATCCAGCCGATGACTCGCAAGCTCCGCGAGATCACGCCCGTCGGGCCGACGGGCAACCTGAAGCGGGCGGTCACGTCGAAGGTTGTGAAGTACGCTCAGAGCGGCGTCGCGGTTGGCATCGTTGGCTTCACCCGGGCGGGCGACAGCCCGACGGCATCCGCAGCCGGCGGCACCGTGCGTGTCGGCAAAGACCGAGCCTTCCACCAGTGGCTCCTCGAGTTCGGGACGAAGCGACGCGTGCTCACGCGAATCTCGAACAAGCCATATCAACGAAAAAGCCCCACGACGCCGTTCACCCGCACCCGCCTGGGGCAACAGGAGACGGTTCGCGGCAAAGGTGTGGTGCATTGGGTGAGCGGGCAGAACGCCGTGATCGCCAGTTCGTTCAACCGCCTCGGGCCATTCCAGGTCGTGAGGAACGAAGACCGGGACGGTGTGCAAACGAACCCGGCGTACCCTCGCGCGTTTTTCAAGAAGGCCAAGAAAGGCCAGCCGCTCATCATCGAAGCCTCGCCGGCTGGCGGCATCAAGAACATCCCGCCCGTGCAGACCGCGTTCGACCAGACGCAGGGAGAGATCGCCGCCATTCTTCAGCGGGAACTCGGGCTCTCGCTCGCGGAGGCGTGGTCTGCTCTGCGGTATCGCGACCTCGGCAGCGTCTCTGGCACCGACACACTCGGGCCGGGCTAACCCTGCAAGGGAACGGGGGCCACGCCGCATGATGCGGATATGGCCCTCCGCTCCCCCGAAGCCGCGATTCGTTCCGCCCTGGTCGCCGACGCCGACGTGGCGAATCTGTTGGGCACCCGGATCTTCCCGGTGATCGCCCCCGCCTCCGCGGCGGTGCCGTTCGCCACCTACCGCCGCAGTGCCGTACAGCGTTCCCAGAGTCTTTCCGGCCCGACGGGCGTGACCACCGTGGTCCTCGCCCTCGACCTCTACGCGGAGAGTTACGAGGCAGTAAGGGATCTCGCCGACAAGTGCCGGCTGGCGCTGGATGGGTACGGGGGCACGTCGCCAGAATCGGTAATAGTCGAGAACACGTCGCTCGACAACGAGGCAGACGGGTTCGCCCAACTCGCCGGCGGCGAGGCACCACCGCTTTACTCGGTTTCACAAACGTATTCGATCCTCTGGCAGGAGCAATAAAAAATGTCGACCACCCCGCACAGCGGAACCGGAACCGTCATTCGACTCGGCAACGTGGTCTACTCGGCGACGAACATCGTCATTTCGAACACCGACCCCCAGGCTGACGCCGAGAAGATCGACATCAGCCACCTCGGGCTCTCGACCGGCAACGCTATCGCCACGATCGACCGACCGCTCCAAGGCTCGACGAGCGACACTGGCCGCACGGTGCAATTCGACTACCTCGGCAACGTGGTGATCGCCGACGCTTCGACCGGCACGTGCACGATCACGGTGGGTGGGTCGGCGGTCGGCTCGTTCTCAGCCCTTGCCTACACGGTGAACGCCTCGACGCTGACGCTCGCCCTGAACGACGCGATCCGTGGTCAAGCCACCCTGCGGGTCGCCCGCGTCTAGTTGCCGTGGCGGAGGCCCGTCATGGCAACTTATTGCACGGGCGTTAGCGCAATCTGGAACAGCGTCACTCTCGGTGAAGTCACCGAGATCGACGCCACCATCGGCGGCAGCCTCCCGCTCGGGCGCGATTCGACGTTTGCAGTTGACGCAGGCGTTATTTCTATCAAGTGCCTAGCCACCGCGGGCATCGGCATTACGAATTGTGGGATTCAGAGCACGCTCCAGTTGTCTGGCGGCGGGCTCACTCTGACCCACAAGGCGATCTGCCAGACGCTCACGTTGACGGGTCGGGTGAACGACATCGCCCGGTACGGCGCAACTTTCAAACTCGTGAGGCAATAGATGGCACTCTCGGCTGAACAGATTCTCGCGGCGGATGACCTTGGCTTGAAGGAAGTCAAGGTGAAGGAATGGGGCGGCTCGGTGTTCATCCGTGTGATGAGCGTCGCGGAACGCGACGCCTACGAGCGGATGTGGATCGGCAAGAAGGACAGCGGCGTGGCGAACTTTCGCACCGAGTACCTCGTGCGGCTTCTGTGCGACGAGAAGGGCGACCTCCTCTTCACGAAGGAGCAGATCGAGAAGCTCGGCCAGAAGAGCGGTGCGGTAATGGCTCGCCTGTTCGACGCGGCGATCCGCCACAACGCAATGTCGGAGGCGGATGTCGAAGAACTGGGAAAAGGCTAAACGTCTCGCCAGTTCGTCGGTTCATGTTCCGGCTGGCGGGACACCTAAAGATGACGGTCGGTGAACTAGCACGACGAATGGATTCACAAGAACTCGCGGAGTGGATGGCTTATACGCGGTACTACGAAGCGATCGGAAACCCTTGGGCAGAGACGGGCTTGATCGTGTCGGCGTTACTCGCGCCGCACGCGCCGAAAGGGAAAGCCCCGAAGCCTTCAGACTTCATTCCGATCGAGCCGGCACCGCAGCATGAGGTTCAAGCCCGCGACGTCCTCATGGACTTGATGCAGCAACTCGGAGCGGAGTGAGATGGCGACGATCCTCGGGCTAGCGCTGAAGATCAACGCGGACGCGAGCGGCGTCCCGCGCCAGCTCACGACCGTCGAGAGGGCGTTGCAGGGGCTCGATCGCGAAGCGGCGAAAGTCACCGGCGTTTTCGACAGATTCTCTCAGTCGAGCGCCGCTGCGGCAGAAGTGCAGCAGCGGTTTCAAGCAGAGATTGACGCGCTGACGCGAGCCCTTGAAGACAGGGCAATCAACGGGCAGCAGTTCGCCGACGGCTTCGCGGCGATTCGTGCCGAGGCTGCCGCCCTTGCGGACACGTTCGCGGAAGGTGCCCGTGTCACCGAGCAGTATCGAACCGAAGAGGACCGGCGAGCGGAGACGCTGCAACGCCTGTCGAATCTTCTTGAGGCCGGCGCAATCTCGGAGGACACATACGCTCGCGCGTCTGCCGAAGCCAGCGGCGCAAACGCAGCGGCAGCCAAGGCGGAACAGGCTCGCGCGTCGGCCCTCGCTTCTGCGGCCCGCATCATCCAGGCCAACCTCACGCCGCAAGAGCGGTACGATCAACAAGTGCAAGAGCTTCGCGGGCACCTTGAGGCCGGGCGGCTTTCCCAGGAGCAGTTCAACCGGGCAGCGGCCCGCGCGAAAAGCGACCTCGACAACGTCGGCAAGTCGGCCACGAACACCGACAAGAGCATCGACAGTCTCAACAAAAAGGTCTCGGTGCTCGCCGCCATTGAGATCGGTCGAGTGCTGGTCGATGGGTTCCAACTGTTGAGCAACGCGTTCACGAGCGCGACGAGTCAAATCACATCGCTCGTGACTTCGGTGAACGCCTCGCTGAACACGCTGGATGATTTCTCGCAGCGAACAGGCATAAACGTCGAAGCTCTCCAAGGCTACTCGCTTGCGGCAAAGTTGGCCGGCGTAGACACCGAGGCGTTCGGGTCGGCGGTCCAGAAACTGGGCGTGAACATCGGCAAGGCGAACCCGGGCGACGCGTTCGACAAGTCACTTCGCGGCATCGGGCTGTCGGTCGCGGAGTTGCGGGCACTTGCCCCAGAGCAGCAATTCAGCGCAATCGGCGCGGCCATTTCTCAACTGCCAACGGCTGCCGACCGTGCTGCCGCATCTGTCGAAGTCTTTGGCAAGCAGGGTGCCGCACTGGCTCCGCTGTTCCGCGATGGAGCAGCGAGCCTTGAGGAGCTCCGCGATCGTGCGGATCGGCTCGGCGTGATCGTGGATCAGACGCAGATCGACAACGTCACAAGTATGAACGACGCCTTCGATCTTGTTTCTGCGACCGTCAGCGGCATCGTCGGGCAAGTGATCGGCAACCTGGCCCCGGCGGTTACATCAGTGACCGAGGAGTTTTTGAAGTTTGTCGAAGCGTTCGACGGATCCGGCGGCGCGGGCGGCACGGGGATTGCCAACTCGATCACTGAAGTGCTGCTTCAGGGTGCCGAGTATTTTGCAGGAATTTTCGATGAGTTCGTCGGATCGTTCGCTGGATTCTCGGTTCAACTTGAAAACGCAGGAAGCGCATTCACGACTGTGACCGGCGTTCTTGATGCCTTGAGTGGCACGTTCAAGGCGATCTTCAACACGTTCCAGATTATCGGAAACGGCATCGCGGTTGCCTTGGGCAAAGTGCTTGAAGGCATTGGCAGTTACGTCAGCACCGACCTCGAAAACTTTGGGCGGGATCTGCAAACGAACGCCAACGATCAACTCCAGCAAAACCTTGCCGAACTTGAGGCAGCCGGGCAACAAATCATCGACGGCACCACGCAGGCCGTTTTTGGAAACGCCGCGGAGCAAGAGGCGGCAGCGACCGGGGCCGCAACCACGTTCATGCAATCATTGCGGGCGCGGGTTGAACGTGAGCGTTCTCCGCAGTTCCAGATTGAGACAAACATCGAAGAGACTCGCGATCGCTTCGACTCATTCTTTAACGGCATCACGGTCGAGAGCAGCCGGATCACTGACGCAATGCGGCAGTTTGAGGCGGTGGTCGCTTCAGTGGTCGATCCGCTGAACATGACTGAAGAGGAGATCAAGCGAATTGAGGAAGCCCAGCGGTTCGTGAACACGTCGATCGACCAGGAGCTCACACTGCGGCAAGATGCGGCCGAGGCTGCCACAAAGCAAGCCGACGAGGACGGCAAGCGAATCGACAACCTCTTGAAGACGAACGACGCACAGCAAAAGATCGCCGAAGACTTGGCTGCCCTGGAGCGAGAGCAAGTCCGAGTCCAAGGCGAGATCGACGCCGCCCGCGATGCCCAAGACGCGGCGCGGACTGACGCAGCCCTGAGTCGCCGGGCTCAGATTGACCAGTTGCAGGCGTCGCTCGAAGAGCAGCAGCAGGCAGCCGAGCAAGGTTTCTCAGCGAGCTTCTCAAAGACATTTGAAGAGACGAACAAGGGCATCGTCGATCTCGTTAACAAGGCCGCAGAGTTTGGAAACGCTGGTGCCATCGCTGCCCAGCAACTCAAGGAAGGCATCGCCCGGGCGCAGGAGCAGGTTCGAGACGGCATCCTTACCCGCGAGACCTACGAACGCGAGGTCGCCCAGCAACGCGATATCTTCCAGCAACGCCTCGACGCTGCCGCCCGGGTCGAGGAGTTCCTGCGAAACGGCGTTGACGCTCGGCAGCAGGCCGAACTCAAGGCGACTGAGGAACTGGAGAAGCGGAAGAAACAAGCCGCGACCAACGTCCAGGCGATCGAAGCGAAACTGATCGAGGAGCGAAAGAAGTTAGAAGAGGCTCGCGAGGCGGGCGACCTCCGCGGGGCTCGCGCGGGTGCGACGCGCGTCAGAGAACTGGAGCGTGTGCAGCGGCAGGAGCAGCAACTCGCCGA